GATATGGAAGTAAAGAACGGAATAATAATTGACGGAGTGCTACATGAGGCAATAAATCTTAGAACAATTATTTGCTATTGCGATAAATGCTCTTTGTTTTACACTTGCCGCAAATGCTTAAAGGAGGACTGTTTGTGTAATATTTTTGGATTAAGTACAAATAATAGAATACGTTTCATCAGCCGTGGCAAAGTGACTAACATAGAAATAGAGGAAACAAAATGAAAAATCAAGTTCTAAATATCAAGCAAATGCAGCACCTAAAAGAATTAGGTGTTGATATAAGCAAAGGAAGCATGGTTTGGTTGCCATATAGAGAAATGAAAGGTTCTCCCGAAATACCAATAGAATTATGTGATAAGTATTATCATCTGGAATTTGCTTATTCGCTAAGACCTATACTACCAGAGGAAGAAATGTTATATACTTTTACATTGCAGGATATTATCGAAATGCTTCCACGCAGCATCCAACCTAATCTGAATGAAGGAACATATTATCTTAACCTATATTATTATGACGAGTTGTGGGTAGTAGATTACCTGAATAATGAAGGTGACGGAAGTTGGTTTACTACAACATCAGATGATAGCTTTATCAAAGCTGCCTACCAAATGCTATGTTGGTGTGTAGAAAATGGATATTTGAAAGGAGGTGAGAAATGACAATACGAGATTTAGCGCATTTATTGCTTACTGCACCAGATTTAGATAGAGATGTAAAGATATCCACCGGAGGCTATAAATCTCATATTACAAGGGTGGAATTTATAGAAAACGGTGAGTTTCTAATTGGTTCAAACGGGTACAACATGGATAAGGTTACAGTAACAACTGAAATTGAAGTAAAATCTCCATACGATGAAGAACCAAAAATATTTTAACGATAAATAGAGGAAGCAGAAAATGAAGGGTAATATATTTGATAAAATCAGAAAAGCATCTAATAAATATATAGAGTATATGATTGCTTGTGATAATGTAGCCAAAGAAGCACAAAAGCATATAGATTGGAACAATGATGTTTCGTGTGAATATTATCCCGGTGATGGAATATGTGTAATGATAGAAGCGCATGTTTGTCCTGCCACAATATTTTTTGATTTGGTAGAAGAATTGGAAAACGGTATGATTGAGAAGAACACCTATATGGAAAATTGCATTTAACATAAAAGTAGAGATATGGATATAGCTCCTATTATATTGAAGGATAATCTATCTAAGGAACAGATAGAATATCTACAGAAACAGAAAGCGGAATATAAACTAAAGAATAAAGTTAGATGTAAGGAAAGCACGATATTATCGTCAATGGCTGGAAGAATATGAAGGGAGGGTTAACAAGTAATGGATATACATGTAATGAAGCCGGAAAACCAGATACTCATTGTAGACGAAAAGGAGTTTTACCGGATAAAGAAAAAGGCTGAAATGATAGACAGCGAAATAGAAGCAATGGTGGAAAAGCGTTTTTTGGAATACGTGAAAGATAGCGGTATCAAACTTTCCTACGAAGTGAATGGAATACCTTATATATTTCATTATGATTTGTTGAGTGAATTGAACTATGAGGAAAGAGGATATCCGGAATCCGTGTCAGAAAAGGTGAAGCATGTTATCGCAGACGATATAACCGAGGCTTTGAATGATAAGTTTAAAGGACTGAAAGACGAGGCTTTGAATTATGCGTTAAGCGAGTTTGACAAGCGGAAACACGGTTTGGAGGCTACTGCAAAAATATGGAAATGTCTTGCATTGATATTTTTCATTATGACTATTGTTTCAATAATTGCATTATTTATATGATTATGAAGGAAGAAAGACAAATCGGAGAAATATTTGAGTATAATGGTGTCAAATTGAAGGTTAGAAAGAAAGCTACATTTGAAGAGTGTTGCGATTGTTATTTCAATCATAAATCAAGATATTTAGAATGTTCAAAAGCCATTTGTTTATTTTTACACAGAAGTGATAAACAAAATGTTTTGTTTGAAGAAATTAAGGAGGAATAAAGATGGAAAAGTATAAAGGTAAGATAACACTTGGAAACAAGGAATACGAATGTGAAGTGATAGACGGAGTTCGTTATATTGATGGGAAGACAGTAGACGAGTTTTATAATGAATTGCCGATTGAAGAAGTTATTAAATTGGTAAGGGTTGGATTTGAGGCATTGAAAGCCGAGAAGAACGGAGAACCATTTTCTCCCAAAGAAGAATATCAAAGAATTAAGGAGGGTAAATAATGGCAAAAGTATATATTACTAAGTATGCTATTTCTCGCGGAATAGAGGAAATAGAAAGAGAGATTTATGAAGTAAGAGATTATGATTACAGTTATATTAAGTACAATTTTTATACTTTCCTTTACATAGGCAAAGATGCTTTTCTTGATAAATCCGAAGCCATAAAGAAAGCAGAGGAAATGAAGAAAAGAAAGATTGCATCTTTACGCAAACAGATTGAAAAACTTGAAAAAATGACTTTTTGATATGAAGGAACAAGTATTAAGCATAGAGCAAATGAAACATTTGCAAGGACTTGGATTGGATACAAGCAACGCAAGTATGTGTTTGTGTTGTTTTCGAGAAAACATAGATGAAGAATGGGAACTTGAAATTTATGAAGATGTAATTAATCAAAAGCGAGATTCTACATTTTGGGAAATTATTCCAACATTTACTTTGCAGGACATTATGCAGAAGTTACCACCTTTCATTAATATATGTATGCTGCATATATATCCTGCTGCTGACTTGTGGTATTTCGTGTACATGGATTCTTACACCCGTACTATTCTAAGCACGAAGTATAGTCCGGATATTATGAATGCAGCCTATCAGATGTTGTGTTGGGTGATTGAAAACGGACATTTAGAAACAAACAAGTAATGATATGGAACGAATAGTAGAATTAAGAGGATTAGAAGGAGTATATTGTAGTGATGTAGTTCATGCTTATATGTCTTGCAATGCAGAAGACGTTCAAAAAGCTTTGGAGATTGGGATTCCATGTACTGGAGCAAATGACTACGGAGCGTATAACATCTATTTTGACGATTACGGAAGAATATGTTTTGAATATATGCAACGTTGTGTAACAAGAGAATACAGATACGTTGAATCAATAGAAGAGGCTATAGACTGGATGAATAGATTTATGAATAATGGAGGTTGATTATGGGTAAATATAGATACAGAGAAGTAAAGAATTATATCCACAACGAATTAAAGTTGACTAAAGAGGATATAAAGGAAATTATGATTCCAATCGTGAAAGAAGAAGTCAAACGTATCTTTCATAATACCTACGGAAACGACGTTGATATAGAGAGGTGGGTTCGTTGTATGGTTTCCAACGAGATACAAAGACATGGTGATTACTCTATGATAAGGAATTTGTGCAGGGAGATAATTAAGGAAGAAATTGCCGATAGGTTGTCAATTGATATAAGTCTTAAAAAGAAAGAGGGGTAAAATATCAATAGAGGTAAATGTAAAAGAGAAATGATATGGAAATAAAAGGGAAAGTACATTGCTTCTTTGAACAAAGCGCAACATTCCGTGACGAGTTTAGAAAACTTGGATATGAATCTTTCGATTATGATATACAAAATTCATTCGGAAAGACTGACTATCAGATAGACTTGTTTGTAGAGATTGAAAAAGCATATGATGAAGAGGAAAGCATATTTAATAATATCACGAAAGATGATTTAATTATAGCTTTCTTCCCCTGCATTTATTTTGAAGCTATGCAAGCCAATTACTATCAAATGGTATGTAATAATCTTTATTGTAAAGATAAAAAAGAGCAATATAGTATAGTATTAGAAAGGATAAATAATAGAAATAAATTCTATATTCTATTATATAAATTGTTTGCCGTTTGTGATTTGAAAGGTTTAAGATTGATAGTCGAAAATCCTGCTACACAGCCGCATTATCTTTTATTTCCAGCTAATTTCATACCTTATACTTTTATTGACAAAGATAGAACAAAAAGAGGTGACTATTTTAAAAAACCAACAGCTTATTGGTTTGTAAACTGTAAACCAACAAATGGAAGAAGTTATCAGAAGCCAATACAAACTAAAACAATAATGAAAAGTAAAATGGGAAAGAAAGCAGGAATTTGTTCCGAAGAACGGTCAATGATTTCACCGGACTACGCAAGGAATTTCATTTGCGACTTCATACTTGGGAAAGTTCAAAAACATACACAACTTGATTTATTTAAATAAGAGGGAATAACTATGAATGAAGAACTTTTAAAATTAGCATATCAATCCCTCAAACGTCAATTTGACAACATTAGCAAAGATAGTTGGATATGGACTGATTTCTTTGAAGATGAAAAAGTGGGATTTGATTACTTCAAAAAACAAATTGAACAAGATGAAGATTTTGCCTGCCTGCAAGACGAGACATATTACTTGGACGAGGATTTAGACGAACTGGCATATGATATAGCTTATGAAATTGCTTTAAAGTTGAAAGAAAATGATTTTTTTCATCAATGTGAACAATGTATGTTAGAAACTTATAGAATTGAATAATTATGGACGAGAAATTTAAAAAGAAATACGGTATCTACGATGGTATAGATACAAGCACATTCAAGCATATCCCCGAAATTAGTTTCTACAATAACAACTATTTCGTGGGCTTAAAGAGAGATAAAAATGTAACAAATGACCTACTTTTCGCACACAGTGATGATGATAACCAAACAGACTGGTATGTTTTAAATGGAAGTTTTGCTACATATATTGGCTACGAGTTTACAGACAAGGGAGTAATTAATCTTAGTGATGAACCATTTATTTAATGATTATGAAATATACAATTTCTAAAATTCATATTTATAGGTGCTTACCACCATATAGGAAATGGTACAGCATAACGACTGATAGCGGAATAACTAAAGACAATATTGTAATTGTTGGTAAAAAGCGGTTATTGAAAGTCGCCTTTGCATTGATACTTATGGCTTTATTTAATAAAAGAACCACTATAACCAGATGATTATGGAACAAAAGAACATAACTATTGAATGGCTTAGATTGGAATTTTATAAATGCAATCATGCCAAGTACAGAAAGTATGCTGATGAATGGCTGAATAACCTTACTGACGCTCAGATAGAGGGATTTGAAAGACAGCGTATAGGACAAATTGATAAATCGAAATGTGTATGAATCTTCAATCTAAAATAGCTTACTCCATCTCTTTGTTGCACAAATGTGAGCAAATGGCACTTGATATGGATTCGGAGAATGGCTTTTATTTAGCTTTTTCCAGCGGTAAGGACAGCCAAGCTCTCTATCACATAGCAAAGATGGCAGGAGTGAAATTCAAGGCTCACATGAACCTAACCAGTGTTGACCCACCAGAGGTTATTCGCTTTGTGAAACGGAACTATCCGGATGTGGAGCTGATAAAGCCGAAGATGTCAATTTATGATATGGCACTTAAGAAACATTTAATGCCTACAAGAATTCTTCGTTGGTGTTGTGCTGAATATAAAGAGATGTCTGGCGCAGGAAAGGTGACACTAATAGGTATTCGCCATGCGGAAAGTGTAAGGCGTTCCAAACGAAAGGAGATTGAAATTAGCTCCCATAAATTCAGTGGGAACTTCGACCAATTTTCGGAGCACAAAGAGAAAATGGTTACATGTGTCGGTGGCAAAGACAAGATTCTTGTTTCTCCGATTATCCATTGGAGTGATAAAGATGTATGGGATTTCTTGAACGGAAATAACATACAGCACTGCTCCCTATACGATGAAGGATATAAACGAATAGGCTGTATTCTCTGTCCGATGTCAAACTACAAACAGAAGTTAAAGGATTGCCAGCGCTTCCCTCATGCTCGTACAAGATGGATTCAGACCATACAAAAGCTCATTGATACTGGATATGTCAATCGTAACTTTACCGATGCAGAGTTTGGTTTTAGTTGGTGGATTAGTGGAAAGTCTTTTGACCAATATTATGCAGATGAGGTGTTACAACGGAAAATAGAGTTTAACGAATAACAATAAAAGAGTAGTTATGAAACAGACAATAGAAGAAGCCGAGAAAGAATATTGCGATAAGAATTATCCGTATTCAGATTTGAATATAAGGTTAATGGTGGAAAATGCGTTTGAAGCCGGAGCAGACTGGCAGGCAAAACAATCACCGTGGATAAGTGTAGAGAAGCGATTACCGGAAGTTGGTGAACTTGTTCTTTGTAGAATGGTATCAAACGGAGCGATAGTAAGTGGATTTATTATACCTACGCCAAGTGGGAGACCTCGTGTTGTAACATTGCCGGATTTTGAATTTGAAGATTATGGCGATTACGTTTGTGACATGTGGACACCTATCCCCTCTTTCGACCAAATCCTTAAATCGAACAAAGATGTGTTACAACGATTAAAATAGAAATTTATGGAAGAACTAATTCACATTGATAATCTATGTTCACGTTGCGGCTTTTTTACATCTGATACATCCGTAAATGGTGGTTATGGATGCAATCATAAGGATTGTGACGATGGAGAATATATTTATAACGGAGATATAATTGACTGGCATAAAGCTTATAGAATTGTGGCAATAAGACTTACTAAAAGAAACATTAAATGCAACCGTAGGCTTGCCAAGAAGTTTTTGAAAAAGGCAAGATTTATTTTGAATAAGAATCGTGAAGTTTTTGGAATTAAATTCCAAGGAAAATGCCTTGCTTCAACATGCCCTTTGGGTTATATGGCAGATAAAGATGATATTATTAGGTTTGGAGAAGACCCAGAATTAATGGCAGTAGATGATTGGCTTGTTATAGAAAATAACGAATGAAAGAGAAAGGAGATTAAAATATGAAGAAGATACTTTTATTTGCCAGTTTAATGCTGACACTATCATCTTGTGATAGTAAATCTTATCATGTGAAGAGTGGCACTGCAATAACTATTGATGGCGACACCATTGAGTTCTATGGTGGAACAATCACTTATCCTTTTTTCGGTCAACGTAGTATTAGAGATATGGTTATTAAAGAGAAAGGAGATTGATATGGAAATAAAAAATGTAGGACAACTTAGAAAAATTATTGAAAATATTTCCGATGATTACGAAATCGAAATGCGAGTTAGGCGCGAACTGTCTGACGAAGAATTGAAGGGATGCAGATACCCTTATCCTTACGACACTGAATATCTTACTTTAGAATTTGATGATATCGGAGTGTCAGACAAAGTGTTATGTTTAGGTGTAACTTCTAAAAATTATTGATATATGAGTAAAATAAGACTAATACTTCGATTTCTGTTAATTCCTTTATGGCTCGCTATATTCATAGTCTATCTGCCAATATGGTATATACAAATGAGTTGGTACTATTTCAACTTTGGGGATTATTGGGATAGCTATTTAGTTTTATGGGATAGAGTAATGTTATATCTAAAACTTAAAAAGAAATATTGATATGGAAACCCAAACGATTCAAATAAGAGGAGATAATGATGCAATAGCATACATTAATTTTGTAGATAGGGATTTAGCTGTATCTATCGTATATGGAGATAATCAGTACGATTTCACCATTGAACCCATTACCCTAAAAGCATTGGCATACGCCTATAAACTACATTGTGAAGAATGTGACGAAAAATACAATAAGGTATGAAAGCAAGAATAAAAGAAACCGGAGTTTTAATAGATGTAATTCCGAGAATAAATATCAATGCGCTATATAACGGAGATAACCTATATGTATGTGATAATAAGGTTTTCAGAGAGTGTGAACTTGATTTTTTAAATCTTGGAAATTCAGCCATTGATTGGGAAAAGCGACGCTACGAACTGGCGAAAGATTATTCTACAGAGTTTGTTAAACTACAGCATAAAAAGGGTATAACTGAGTGCGGCATACTATATCCAGATGTAGTATCATGGTCTGTAGAACTTGCTGACGCACTAATAAAGAAACTGAAAGGAGAATAACCATGAAAGCAAAATACTTCAAGAAGATAAAAAAACAAGTGAAGTGGTACAAAGTATCACATAGGGATGGTTTGTTTGATAGTTTTGTAAATGAGAAAGAAATTTTAGCTAAATCTCCTGAAAACGCTTGTGTCAGATATCATAAACGTACTGGCTGTTTTATTAACAGATATAATCCTAATCATATTACACAACATAGTGAACGTCTTTCAAGGTTCAAAGTGTGTATAGGTCAGAAAGTAATGCATTTTGATTAAAATAAAGGAGGAATAACTATGGGATTTACAACACCGTGCTTTATACGAAAGAATACGCCAGAGCTTAGAAAGAAGCTGGAAGAGTTGAGATATAAACTACTTAATTCTGGTGATACAACTTTAGATGCACATAATTATGATGGCAAGGGAAGTCATAAAAGTATTGAAGAAGGAAGAGCAATCATTACGTTCTATGGGAATTTATATGGGGTGATATATAATGTAGATACTGTCACCAAGAAAGGAAGGGTCGATTGTGGAGCTAATGAGTTCTTGTTTCTTGCCATTGCTGCATTGAGATATGATACAGACGATAGCCAATGGTTCACGGATGGGGAAGATTGGTTCTTATGCCAATATCTGAAAGTAGGAATGCACTACCAAGACAAACCGGAAATACTATTTGATAAGTGGCATAAAGCCTCCGTGGACGAACTGATTGAACACTTTAAACAATAACAGCATGAGAAAATATAGAATTGAAAACTATGGCATTTATAAGAATATCTTTGATGTACAAATGAATACTTGGTGGTGCGGATGGATTACGATAAAAACATTCGTAGCAAGCGATATTTGTACTGATAGTATTGATTATGCAAAAGCCTGCGCACAAGAACTATTGGATAAACTAAGGGAGGAACTACCATGAATGAAATAACTATTAGACAATGGTATGACACCTTTAAATCGGGTGAAGAATTGGTCGAAGTTCGTATAGTAGACAATGCTTATAAACGAACTTATTCCGGCTACTTTACTGATGTAAACACCCTGCTCAACGAAATTAGGAAGTATGACAACTGTAACATCTACTTCACATTGAATGCCATCAATCCAGCATGTTATGACAGAGAGCAGCATGATAGGATTGTTACCAAACCAAAGTCAACTACTTCTGACAATGACATTGTTGGAAGAGATTGGATATTGATAGACATAGATACCAAGAAGCCATCAGACACAAACTCAACTGATGAAGAGAAGGAGATGGCGAAAGAAGTAGTCAACAATGTATTCAAGTTCCTACGGGATGAAGGTTTTGAAAAACCAGTAGTATGCGATAGCGGCAATGGTTTCCATCTACTGTACAAAATAGCCATGAAGAATAGCAATGAGAATACTACAATCTGTAAAGAGTTCCTGCAAGTTCTTGATATGCTATTCTCTAATCCGAATGTAGAAATAGATTGTACTACACATAATGCAAGCCGGGTATGCAAACTTTATGGTACATTTAGTCGAAAGGGAAGTAATACCAAGAAGCGTCCTCAAAGGGAAAGTAAGATACTAAGAATACCAGATGAAATTAAAATAACTCCAAACGAATACTTTGCCAAAGTTGCTGCCATGCTCCCGAAACCGGAACAACCGAGCAAAAGCAATTACTACAGCAATGAGAAGTTTGACTTAGAAGCATTTCTGAACAAACACCACATTGCAGTGAGAAACATTGTAAGGACATCATCATTTACAAAGTACATACTTGACGAATGCCCATTCAATAGTTCACACCGCGCTCCGGATTCAGCAATCTTTGAGATGTCTAATGGAGGGCTTGGCTTTAAATGTCTGCATTCAAGTTGTTCTCAATATACATGGAAAGACTTTCGGTTAAAATTTGAACCAGATGCTTACGACCACAAGGAATACCAAAGGCATGAACATAAGATGCAATACTATTCTCAACAAAAGAAAGAACCTTTTGTACCAAAGAAGGAGGATTCTACTAAGGGAAAGAAGTGGCTGGCTATGACTGATGTTCAGTATGTGGATATGAGTAAGTTGGTGGCTATTCCTACGGGATATAAAGAACTTGACAAAAAAATCATCGGACTATTGATGGGAGATGTAACTGTATTGTCTGGTCTCAGTGGGTCGGGCAAGACCTCTTGGATAGATTGTGTTGTTCTGAATGCTGTACAACGTGGTTACAAGGTCGGGATTTGGTCGGGAGAATTGCAGGACTTTCGCTTTCAAAGCTGGATAGACCAAATATCTGCTGGTAAAAATTATGTATGCAAAAAAGAGGGGTATGAAAACTACTACTATGCTCCAAAGAATATAGCTAACCAAATCAACAAATGGCTGGAAGGTAAGCTATTTCTCTATAATAACAACTATGGAAGTAAATGGCAACAACTGTTTGCAGACATAAAAACACTTGTGGAGAATGAAGGAACACAGCTTATTGTGCTTGACAACTTAATGGCATTGCAGATTGATAGTTATGACGGAGATAAGTACACACAGCAGACAAGGTTTATAAATGACTTAAAGGAATACGCTAAAGCAAAGAACATACATGTTATTCTTGTCTGCCACCCAAGAAAAGAAGGCGGTTTCTTACGGAAAGAAAGTATATCCGGCACAGCAGACTTAACAAACCTTGCGGATTCAGTTATAATTATACATCGAATAGGAAAAGACTTCGAGCAGAGGGCAGGGGAGTTCTTCGGCAAGGACAAAGTTCTGCCATATCTAAAGTATAACTCTGTAATTGAGGTCTGCAAGAACCGAAGCATGGGAGTGATAGACTTATTAGTAGGCATGTACTATGAGGTCGAATCCCGTAGACTTAAGAACGAAATATCGGAAAACATTGTCTATGGCTGGCAGGAGCAGCCAGCACAGTTGACATTTGAACCGACACCCGAATCTGATGTTTCTGACTTACAAGACATATATGACAATATGAGCAATCAATTACCGTTTGGTAGCGAATTGCAGGAATTACCTTTTTGATATGAACGAACAAGAAATCACAAACTATGTACTATCTCTTATTCCAAAGGAAGAAAAAGATAGGGTTTTCAAGCAGGAGTATTGTGCTATAGGAACAGATTTTATAGGCTTTATGGAAACATATTACTATCTATCAAAAATCATACCTAAAGAATATACTGTCTATGATTTTGGTTGTGCCTATAATCCACAATGCTATTTATTTCAAGACCATGCAAAATTTATTGCTGTCAATCCAGAAGAAATAGATGGCAAAGAAGTATTTAAAGCACCTAACTGTGATTTCTACAGAATGACTACTAAGCAATTCTTAGAAGATATATATGAAAAGAAAGAAAAAGAGTTCGCCATCTGCAATTATGTTCCTAATTGGTACAAGGAGAGAAGCATAGATTTGGTAAAACTGAACTTTCAGAATTGTTATACCTTTTATCCAAGTTAGTTATGGAAAATAAAATCGAATTTACGAAAATAGAGCAGTATTTACCGAAAGAAGGCGAAGAAGTTCTATTCCTATGCGAAAATAAGATGATTTTTCATGGGGAATATCTATTGGGTCGTTGGTTCACGTATTCACCGGAATATGACAACAAAATCATAAGCACTATCTGCCGATTCAAAGTAGTCGGATGGATAGGTATAAATAACTTTAGTTTTTAATCAATTAAAAGAATTAATCATGTTAGTACAATTAATGGAAGCAAAAGTTTCTTACGTTAAAATTAACGAAAGAGGCAAGCAAAAGAGAGTAACAGAAAAGTATCTTGTAAACGCTATGAGTTGCACAGAATGCGAAAAGCTGATGAATGAAGAACTGTCTATCTACCAAGCAGAAGAGTTTTCAGTTCTTGCGGTTGGACGGACAAACTTCCAAGAATTTTTGGGAGATAAGGACAAGGAGGACAAGAAGCTGTTTATGGTAAAGCTCAACTACATTACTCTGAATGACGATGGTGACGAGAAGAAAACACCGTGTATGTTGATTGTTGAAGCTGATACAACAGAAGAGGCAACAAACACTGTCAAAGAAGCCATGTCCGCTTCTATGGCTGATTGGAGAATCGAAAGAGTTGTTGAATCTAACTATGTGGATATAGTTAATTTGTAGCTTTTAATCTCGTGAAGGAGGGAAAGTAACAATTGTGCTTTCTCTCTTTCTTTTAACAAAATTTTGAACTCTATTTTTTTTGGAACTTTCCAAAATTTCAGCTACTTTTGTCACTGTAATCAAAACCAAATTTACAATGAAGATAAAATTTAAGAAGCTGGATAAATCAGTTCCTTCACCATTCAAGAAATACCCATCTGACTTTTGCTGGGACTTATACGCTACTTCATGCGAGAAAATTGCACCTAACGTTTATAAGTATGGATTAGGCATTGCGATAGAAATGGAAAGAGATTGGGAAACTATATTGAAAGGTTCTACTATAGATATGGGATTGAACACGGATATAGATTTATCCAAGTGCCCTTTTCATTTGTCGCTTGACCTTAGACCGAGAAGCAGCGTATGGAAAACTGGTATGGTCTTATCCAACTGTGAGGGAACTATTGATGAACTTTACCGTGGTGAGATGTCAGCTGTATTTTATCATGTTATGCCCTCCATGCCAAAGTACGAAGTAGGGGAAAGAATAGTCCAAGCTAAGATAGGCATTACCTTACCAATCGAATGGGAGGAAGTGAAAGAGCTTTCTGATACCGACAGAGGTGCTAACGGATATGGTAGTACGGGACAATAATAAGAACCATTATGGAAAAGTGGATAAGCGTAAAAGAATACGCAAGGAGAATTGGCAAGACTACTTCGGCTGTCTATTATATGATAGCTAAGAATAAAGTCGAAGCCCGTCACTTTGCCTATGGAAATAAAAAAGGTCACTTAATAAAAGTAGAAGATGGTGAAGATAAAAGTGAATGTGAAGACGAAGAACGATAGTATTCCGTCTGACACTACGAAGAGAAAGATGCCAGTTATCACAAATCCTAAGATACGTAGAACTCCTCGTAGAGATGATACTAATGTTGGTGATATACGTGTTAAAGTTAAATTTCAAAAAGATACGGTTAAAGCATCTCCGACTTTAGAGAACCCAGATGTTATTATTGAACCACGTCATAATGAAACACCAGTTGGAAATATTAAGTTTAGAGAAAAGAATGATTCTATACGAAATGATACAGTTGTTGTTAAGATAAAGAGAAAGTAATGAATAGTTTATATCCTATATTAAGAAAAGTATTAGTTCAAGTAACTAAGATTGCCACAACAGTATTATTACTGATTGTGTTAATTGACTACTTTGAAAAACTTATAGCATTTAAGTTTGAAAGTGTGTATGAGGGTACAGATGGATATTACTATCTTTATACTCCTATATCATTTACCATTGCAGAGTATATTCAAATCTCATTCATTACTTCTCTATTCTTGCTCATTCTTAGTATTTCATTAAGATTTTGTTGGAGGCATCAAATTGGCATTGTTTACCTTTTAATTCTTTGCGTCCAAAGAAACTTCAATGATGTCTTATTCACATCGAATTCCGCGTTTCTGACTATCTGCTACACTAACATAGCAGTCATTCTCGTTATCCTATTCTTAGGCATTCAGCAATTCTTTAGAAACATTAAATCGGGACAGCATTAGGTTGCTGCCCCACAAATTATATGTAGCTATGGGAACTAAGGATAAACTACAACAACTTTGCAGAAAGTATCTGAAAAAGTTGTACCGGAAAGCGAGAGATATCGGTCTTGATGAATTTGTCGAAAGGACTATTACCGAAAACGAAAATGGACGATGCACAGCCACAGTAGAACAAGTCAATATGCTGGCTTCTCTATGTGGGGATGATAGAATAAAAAGGGAGGAAATTCCCAACTTGCTTGGTCTGTCATACCGGAAGTGCAACGAACAAAAGATTTTCAAGAGAATACGTAAATTTAAAGACAAAGGTATCTACTCCAAAGTGGATGCTATAATTTTAAAAGACAAAATGATATGAAGAAGAAAATTAGACACAATTTCAACAAAGGGATTAAGCTGCATTTAGCTTGTGCAAAGAACCTTATCAGACCAGTAATGAATTGCATATATTTCAAAGATGGATATGCAATTGCCTCCAACGGAATGATATTAATTAAAGCTTGCCTAAATGAGATTTGCAACTTTAGCGAAGAAGAGAAGGAATTACTGGAAGGTAAACTAATTAGTGCAAAGAACTTTAAGGAAATCATCAAGCATACTATTATTGAGATTGAAGAAGATGGTTTCCACGCTATATATGACGATTGGGACATAAAGTATAAGTTTGCAACTGGAGACATGAAATATCCCAATTATAACGAAGTTATAAGTCAATTCAAACCGGGATTTGCGGAAAAGGTACTTATTGACCCACTTAACATTGAATTGATAGCCGATGCTTTGAATGAAAGGAGAGGCATAAGATTTCATTTCCCTAAAGATGATAGCAAAGGAATTAAGATTACATTTTTCGACAAAGAGTTATCTCTATCCGAAGCTCTTCTAATGCCTAAATTTGACTATTGATATGACGGAGCAAGAATACAAGGACTTGGCAAATAGTCAACCAAAGTATTACTATGAACCAAGAGGAAGAGAGTGGGCTTTATATGAGCGAGAAAAGGACGGCATGGGAGGGACTAAGATATTTGAGCATTGGGACAGAGAAGTTGTCCGTAAGCGATGCTATGAACTAAATGGCTGGGATTATAAATCAGCAGACAAATAGCCTATGCTACAAAAGATGTGTAGGAAGTATCTAAAAAGACTTCTCCCGGCTGCAAAGGAAGTAGGATTGGAAGAATTTGTAGTTACTACCATAAATAAAAACAAGTCGGGTACTTGTGTAGCCACCAGACAGCAGGTCGATATGCTTGCCTCAATGTGTGAAGATAATCGGGTTAAACGTGAAGAAATACCAAATATTGTAGGTAAGTCATACCGATTCTGTCTGACTGGTAATCTTTTTAAGAGAATACGTAAATTCAAAGACAAAGGACTTTATTCTAAAATAGATACTTTGTTGTTGAGTGAAGAACTAAAAACTAAATGACATGTTTAAAGATAAAAAAAATAGGTGAAAGATTTGAATATGAAGGAGTAACCTTAGAAGTGGTAAATGTGCTTGATTTCCCTTGTGGAAAATGTTTCTTTTATCAGAAAGAATGTGATAATATATACTGTTTACCGCATCAGAGGAAAGATGAAGAGAGTGTATCTTTTAGAGTGGTTGAAAAGGAACATATTAGTACTGTTCAAGACTGCAAACTGGCAGTTGAAGTAACCGAAAAAAAGGCTATTGAAGCGGCAAAGGAAATGATAGTAGATGTATTTAACGAAGTACACGGTATCAATCAGACTATGTACTTGGAGGACTTTGTAGCAAGACTTAAAAAATAAAAGATGGCAGTGAAGTTTAGACATAAAGAAACTGGCTTGTTTTGGTGTAGGGCAAAAGGTCGTGCTCCGTCAAGAAATGAAGATTATGAATTAGGGGAAGAAAGTATCTTTAGAAAAAGGAATTTATCTAAGCGTGGAGCGATTTACGAAACCGCTACTGAAAAGCAAAAACGAAAATGGATTGGTAAAGAACATGCCGATGAATTTGAAATTGTTAAAGTATAATGTTATGGTAAGAAAAATAAAATTTAGAGGAAAGGACATTGATACGGGAGAATGGAGATATGGATATCTCTCTTTCTTCTATACTGCCGGAAGGGATAAAAACGGATTTATCCTTACGGATAAAGCACAAATATATTCCCAAGAAGACGGACGCTGCTACGACGTATTGGCTGAAACCGTTGGGCAGTTCACTGGACTATTTGACAAGAATGGAAAGAAATCTATGAAGGCGACATATTACTTATGAGCGAAGACGATGGTTGTATGATATACAACAAGGTCGGAATAAAGGATGGATGTTTTGGGTATATCGGAGAGGTGAATGGCGAATTAATTCCATTTTGCCACTGTGATGTAATAGAAGAAGTTGTAGGTAATATTTTTGATAATCCTAATTTGCTGAATAATGAAGAAGATAATGTTCAATGATGACTATGGCTTAACACAAGCCGTATTGGATGGTCGAAAGACTATGACGAGACGTATAATCAAATGCCCAAGAACCTTTAGGGGTGAATGGGTAGCCGGATTCAATGTACATATCCGTCAATCTGACAAAAAGATAGTTGATTATCCTTGTATGTATGATGCGGACGGACGGGAGTTTGATGGAGGAGAAATACTTCCTAAGTACAAAATCGGAGAAGTGGTTGCCATTGCGCAAAGCTATAAGGATGCTGGATATGATACCCACGATACATTTGGAGAATGCAGGTCTATTGGGAGTTATCCCGGATGGAAAAACAAGAGGTTTGTAAAGGCAGAGTACATGCCTCGCCACATTAGCATTACCAACATCAAGATAGAACGGTTGCAAGACATATCGGATGAAGATTGCTTGAAAGAAGGGATATATGAAGATTCGGGTGATGATGAGTTTCCGCCATCTATATTTTATGAATTTGAGGGAAACAAAGACAATGGATTTGATACTCCACGTGAAGCCTTTGCCGCCCTCATAGATAAAATATCTGGTCGTGGCACATGGAACAATAATCTTTATACATTTGCTTATGAATTTGAACTAATAGACTAATTATGAAGAAACAAACTTGGAAGATGCACTTCTATAAAGGAGTGCCATGTACATGGGAACATGAACCCTATGACGAAGAAAGAGAAAACTATACCTTTGAAGCGGACTTATACATAAAGAATTATGGCGGAGGCTATTCATCAGCAGTAATTTACCTTTGTCCGTGGCAAGAAAGGAATAAAGACTTTTGGCACTTAAAGGTCAATTATCAAGTATTTATGAGCGATTCTATTGATATAATTCAGAACGCAGTCAAAGGTAGAATCAAAGGTACATTTACTTGGGTAAAGGAAGGGTCTAATTATGGGATTAAATTAGTAGTAGCTAAAGAATAATAGTATGGTAATAAATACAAGATTCAGTGTAGGCGACCATGTAATATATCGTGATGGAATGGAAATTTACGAGGTCAAAATTGAAAAGGCACTTATATACAAAGTGACACTTGTCTAAAACTGATAACTAAAAGTAATAACTAATAAAAATAACGATTATGAAAGAAAATGAAGTATCATATAGAATTCTTTATATTGATGGAGAAAGAATTATATCAGAAGAATCAGTAATAGGAAGCAATTCAATCTTAGAACAATTAGAAAGTATAATTGCAAAAATTGAACTATCCAAACCAACGGGTCAACTGCAAAGCATTACTGATATTCCCAATAATACTGGTAATAGTTTCAATATTTTTAGGAAACTTAGATTTCAAAGAATCAAGTTCAAGCAAAAGCTTTTCAAAATTCTTTTTTATAAGCTCCTCTTGGGCTACAAACCCTCCTCGGAGAGCCATATCGCTTGCTTCTACGTTGAGAGAAATTATAACATCTCCCCCAATAGTATAATTTGTAGCACTTATAAGATTTAAACGATTAAAGGCGACTACGACCATTCATGTAGAGAGAATTGTGGAGTGTTTACTTTGCAGGACGTTATTGATAAACTTCCAAAGTTCATAACGCCTATGCCATCAAAACAAATTCGTTTCTCATGCTTTATAAACATATTTGGTGGTATCAAGTATGTAAATGAAGATGATGTAAACGATGTATTGAAGTTGATTAGGGGGAATAATCTACTTGAAATAGCCTATGAAATGCTATGTTGGTGTGTAGAAAATGGATATGTTGAACACAATAGTTAATTTCAGTTAATTATGGGGGGGGTAATTTCTAAATTTGTATCTTTACGTAAGGTTTAATCAATTAATATTCAACAATATGGAAATAGCAAGAGACAAGAACAATAACCACATGCAAGCAGTAGTTATAGACACTGCATATAATGTGGAGCAAGGACAAACTCTCAAATTAGGAGAGGGACTTTACCGATTTGCAGCTTATGAAGATACTACCTTCAATATGCCGTTCTTAGACCCTAATCACGAACGACCAGTTTTAGCAGCTATTTATATGCCTGCTGGCAGTGTCGAATACTTTTATGTCTACGATGGCACTCTTTCTGTTGTAGAAGGAAAACTCAATATCATGGGTTCTGACATTCAAACAAATTCATAGCCTATGTTAGTAAATGTTGGTAAACTAATGAGCCATACATCAACTAAGGGAGGGGGAGGAGTTAAGCACCCATTCAATCCTTCTTTAGTTGATGCATGGTTTATGTCCGGGCTGTCTAATGCAGACAAGCCTTCTTCTATTCGTGGAATTAAGGGTAATGAGATGGCTCTCAATAACTTCACTTATTCTCTTTCTTCCGGATTCGGTAAGTATGAGATAGATTTCAATTCCTGGACAAAGAATGTAAATGCAGCCAATTTCACAAACTCCGATTCTGTTATTCATCTGACGGAAATATTGGTTGCAGACAGTAAGTTTTTACAGACATCTGTAGACGCAACAATATCTTCATACCAAGTAAAGGTGGAAGGCATAACGGATGATATCAAGTTAAGATATGTATCTTATGCCGAAGACGGTACCGAAACATATACCTATCTTAAGAATGGTATCAATAACCTGCCAATATCCTACAAGAAATTTACCGGGTTTGTTGCATCTGTAGTTGGTACTTGTAATATCACCATCACCCAACTGCCATCTACCTATGAGGGTGCACTTGTGTTCGATGGCGTGGATGATTACGGTATATGTACTGGACTTCCTATCATGACTGATTATACGGTGATATGTAGGAGAGAAATAATAAATAAGGATTATTATTCAGTAGCTTCAAAAAGTACGGTTTTTGGTAAAGGTGCATTTATTTTTGAACTTATTCAAAGTAGAACTAATCATTGCTATTCTTTTGCTGCCGATAATCAAATTAGTTTACATAATAGCGAAATTTCATGGCAAACTAAAAACTCTTATAATGGAAGTACTATTACGGTAGGCAATGCAGACGATACCGATACATTGACTTTAGGTATTATAAGAGTGGAAGATGAAAGTCGCAGGGTTTTGAAAGGAGCTATCTACTACTTTGCTCTCTATAACAAGTCTTTGACACCAGAAGAAATAGAGACCGAGAAAGAACGGCTTAATGAAGAATGGTTGAAAAGAAGCAAGGTCACGATACCGGAACCGGACGTCTATTACGACTTATCACTTAAGGACAATTCTTCTCCTACCCGTAACATCATAGACGATTTGTCGGGTAATGGACATGATGCAGAGATATTCAATGCAGCGTATACAGAGAGTAGCGGCTACAGGTCAGACGGTGCTTTTGTCTTTGATAGTATAGATGATTATGCGATAATGCAGAATGTTACGAAAGGATTCAAGACGTTGTTTATGGAAGTAATACCATCTTTAACTACCGATAAAAGTGGGTTCCTATACGACCAAAGAATAGGTCAGACAAGTTTTGGAATAAGTATTTCATTAAATCATATGGCATACAATGCTTATAACTGGGGTGGAGTGACTTACATAAACGGAAAGCTGAATACTACTATGAATGGAAAAGAGGTCTATTTGAAACATCAGATTATCACGATAGTGAACGGTACAGATTTAAAGCCGCGAAAGGTGGTTCTTGGGGGTGATATAGGATTGGCGGGATATTTTTCAAATATGGCTCTCTACAAGCTTATCGGTTTCTATGACGAACTCACACCTTTGCAAATTGAGAAAGTAATTAATGACTATAAACTAAAACATGATTGATTATGAATTGGCTTGAAATACCCGTAGAAGACTTGAAACAATTCGACAAGGATTGGGAAGTCAGAAGAAAGAATGTAGACGAAACAAAAGCTCTTTTGCATGAGGAAATATATAATGAACTTGTACCACAAGTTGAACCATTATCAGAAGAAGGAGAACCGATAGTCTATCCCTATCCACTTCTTGACAATCAAATGGTTGAAGCTCTGTTGGAAACTTCTGAATGGTCTAATATAGATGAATAAGGCTATACTTGTAGGATGGATTACTGACATTAGAGAAGTCGGTAGTTATGGGGTAATGGTGAAACTCAAAACTTGCGAAAAGGGTTTTACTACCCAAAAAGGCTATAAGGTAGCTGATAGGATAGATTATCATGTATGCCTTGCAAAAGGAACAATGACACGATACATTCTCGACAACTTCAATGTAGGCAACTTAGTTGAACTTACTGGGAAGATATACAACAAGCTGGAAGAAACCAAACATGGCGATAAGGTTCAGTTAACCAATATCCACATACAGACAATCAATCTGTATTCTCTGAACAACATATCTCCGGTTTCAAAAAGCAATGGTGATACAAAATCTGTAGAAAATCCCGATTTATATTTTGAATAACTAAAGTTTATTGCTACATTTGTGCTACAAACTTTTGGTTCATAATAACAGCATTTTAAACCCTATTCTTTAGCTTGCGAAAGTGACATTTCTAATTTTCTTGTAGGGAGGGATTAATTTCTCTCCCTTATTTTTTGGAAAGTTCCAAAATTTAGCATACCTTTGCCTTATCTTAAAAAAAGAAAATCAATGGAGAAAAAGAACTACTTAGACGATTGCCTCGCAACGCTTCAAATTCCGTCACTCCCTAAAAAAACTTGGGACAAGGTTTCCGAATTTAACAAAGGAATTTGCCTTGTAAGACGGATTGACGGAACAGAAAACTATGCAATTTGTCGGTACAATAAAGAGAAGGACGAAGCTGTCAAAGTCGTTAAAGATTTCTGCTTGGCGACATTTACAGAAATTCTTGAATGCTATCCAGTTCCCGACTTTGTGGAAGCTGACATTGAAAGTATGGACTTGGACGAAGCCAATAAAATGGCAATGGAAGAGTTGCTGGAAGAACGTCAAGAAGCTATCATGGAAGGCGTCGAAGTTGAGGAGGAGAAACTTCCGGAGTGGATATATCCATTCATCAGCAACCGGGAAGAAGCTCTTGCATTCCTTAAAAGTAAGAGAATAAGAAACGCCCACTCTCTGAAATCTGACGAAGCTGTCAAAGCTAAATTGTATTTAGTTTACGAGGACGAAAAAAAGAAAAATAAATAACCAAAAATGATATGATGGATATTAGTAAAATGAGCAAGGCACAGCTTGTAAAACTCATAGGTACTTCCTATGTATTCGTGCCAAAGACCAAAGGACACATGTATTGCAGACTGGACGATAGAGGAATTTCTATTGCAGTTACCGATGATTACTCAGTTGTGTCTACCAACTTCCATAGAAACGTATTTACCAATGTAGTAAGTGGCGGTTATTCTAATCCTTATCTGTGGCTTAGAACATTCTGTGAGTGCATCGAAGCAAACAAAGAATTTGGAAAAGTTAAGGACAAGAATGGGAATGTACAAGGTTTCAGCTTCTCTCAACTGATGGAACATGCTGACGAAATGCCGGAAGAGATTGTTAAGGTATTGCAGCATACAGAGCGATGGATTTATACGCTTTCCGAGCCAGCCTTTGCCGTTGGAGGAGATACATTGCAAGTCACCAATGTAATGTGTATGTACTTCTCATACTTGGCAAAAAGTAATACCATGCTCATGCCAGCACCTTCCGATATTTCTCGCAACGAATTTTATCAGAAGTATATCGAAACTATCCGCTATCTTTCTCTTGAAACAACGCTTGATGAAGAAAAGGTAAAAGATTTGAAGGAACAAATCTGCAACATCGAACGTGAGGCAATGAACAAGATTGAGATTCTGATAAGGGATAACGGTGGTGAATTTAAACAATCAATTGCCATTCCTAAAAGAGAGGTTGATGAAGGAGAAGCCTTAAACGAAATGAAGAATGATAACGTGGAGTAACATTGTTGCGGTCGTAATAGGCATGGCATTTATATACTGGCTATACAAAATTAGCGATTATGGAAATCCTTTTATAGCTGGCTTTATGAGCGTTTTATGGTTTTTCTCTCTAATCATTTTTTACGCGATTTGGGGAGGAATATTTTGGTGGTAATTAAACTAACAACATGAGTAAGATAGAAAGATTTAAAGAGATAGTTGCTGAAATGGCAACGCTCTACGAAAACAAGAACAAAGATTATGGCGATTCATTCGGCAAGTCAATCAAAGAACATGGCAATATAGCTGGCATTGTTCGCATGGAAGATAAGTTTAACCGATTGAAGTCATTGCTTAATAGTAATGAGAAGCCTAATTATGAATCGGTGTCTGATACGCTGACTGACCTTGCAAACTACGCCATTATGATGCGTATCGAACTTGAAGGTAAAGAAGGTACTACTCAAAAGGCTACTCAATTTGAATGTAAGGTAGATGCAGACCTATCATCTCTTGTCGGTAAAATCATGACTTGCCCACACAAAAGTCTGTCAGAGGACGGAGCAGAGGAAATAAATAAAGCTTTGCGCCAGATATTGGCAGATTTAGAAGAAACAGAGAGAATCTTTAAAGAACCTTTTGAAGATTCAGATATAATCAAAGAAAATATATTAAAGTCTTTAGCTAATAGGTTCAAAGAAATTGCCGATGATATATTTTGTACAATAAAATTCTAAAGTGGTCGAATTTGGCTACTTAAAAATACCGTCTGTGAAGATAGTTTAGATTGATTTTCAATTTTTCATTAAGAGTGATTTTAATATTCTTATACCCTTCTTTCTTGTGAAAGTAGGAAGGTTTTTTGGAACTTTCACAGATTTAAGCTACATTTGTAGCGAAGTCTAAACTTAAATATTTAACGAAATGGCTGGAACAACTTTTACCAACAAGCGACTTTCCTATCATGTGTCTAACACAACTGGCACTATCACATTGGAAGGTGACGCTACAATCAACTCACAATCATTGATTGATTCATTCAATGGTAGTGTAAACTCTACTACCGGACAGTACGGCAACTTCTCTTACTCTGAATTCGATGGGGGACAAGTAAACAGAAGCTACAACGGCTCAAAGGAAATCGAAGTAGAGGCTTGTGACCTTATTGATTCTGTAATTGAAGACATCAAAGCAGAAGCATTGAAATAATGGTTAATTACGAGCAGACAAAGAGCTTGATGAAATCAAGAGGGGTAGATAACCTCTCTCCTCTTGACTTCTCTTTTTCACTGATGGTAGCTATTGGTATCAATGAGATACAATCTTATATGGTTACTATCAGAGGGAAAGAGTACGAAAAGAAAACCGAAGAACAAATACCTAAGTTCCGTGAAAGATGTAGCTTGGAGGTTACAGACTATCTTGAACGGACAGATATTAAAGAAACTATAAGGTTTCTTAGGACAGAGCACGATAGGAATATCAAAGATACTGCCTTGCAGCTTGAAGATATTGACTTCAACGCAGAAGACTTAAGAAAGATATTGGCGAAGTTCTTGAAAGAGAAATACAAGGACATTGACGCAGCCGATGCAAAGGACTTGCTCAACGCCATCAAAATATACGTGGATAAGTTCGGAGATTCCGGAGAGGATGGGGTTGCCAAGTTCAACCGACACTTTATCCAAGTCTATCCTCCATATAATGCTGTATGCCCCAACTGCGGGAAAGAAATTGACCTTCCTCGTGGTGTCAATTCTAAATGCAAGCATTGCGACCATCAGTTTGTATGGAGTGAAGAAAAGGAAAGATATTATTAATGACACTCATATACAAAGTGATGTATATAATTGCCATTGATTTGTTTAATCTCATATTTTAGTAGAAACATTTTAAAACAACATAATAATGAAAACATCTAAAATTGTAAGCGTTTATAAAACAATGAACGACAGCAAACTCACTAAGATGGAGGATGCTGACAAGTTTAAAGTTATTAAAGCATTGAGAGCCATTAAGCCAATCAGTGAAGGCTATGAGGAGTTTGTCAAGCTGACACACGAGAAGCTGAAAGACGATAAAATGGAAGAGATGCAGAAGAAAGTCCAACACTGGCAGGAAATGCAGTCACAAGGAAAGGAAGTTGAATACTCCTTTGAGGAGCGCAAGGAACTCAATGAGTATTTCCAAAACTTCAACAATACCATTGAGAAGCTGATGAAGGAAGAGGGCGACAAAGAAAACGAACTCACCTATGACAAGTTGAGTGAGGATGCTTTCGGAAAGTACATCGCTTCCAACGACTTCAATGTAAGTACCATCATGGACTTGCAGGAAGTTCTTGTCGGAGAATAGTATTTGTTCCATATTACATAGTTTATTTAGAGGTTAGGGGGAACTTTCACAAGCTCCCCTTTTCTATTGTTACGTTATTGGTCGTAGAGGCACTACGGAATCTGTATATCTCGATGAATCAAGAGTAACCCAGACCTTATAGGATTCGTCTGCTTCTATATCAAATATCTTTCTAATAACTGTGTATGTTTCACCAGCAGCCACAGTGAATGTTCCTAACTCTAATTTTGTTTCGCCAAACATCAGTGGGTCAAACAAGTCATTTTTAGCAAAGCGAACCCACAGCCAATTATTAGTAAATGTCTTGCTTGAACTTGTCGGGTTCTTGACTTGAACAGTCACAGTCAATGCAGTTGCAATCATTCCAATACCAGCATTGATGATGATATTATATGTGGTACTTACTACTTGTATCTCGGCAACCTTGGTATTTGGCAAAGTGAAATAGCCAGCAGCCTTATCCGCGTCCAGTATGCCAAGTTTTACAGTAGACAAGAACGGATAGACATTATATGTGTTTACTGGTAATCCATTCGTAGGCACTTGTACTTGCATTGTTCCCGGACTGTTAGCAGTCAGTCGTTGCGACCTTGTTCCTCCTTTCTGAACCATATATACACCAAAGTACATATCCCCTAATGTATAAGCCACACCCTGCCATACCAATCCACCTATATCACTTAACGATAGGCTTCCTCCCATTGAAGACGATGGATTATAAGCTACTGTAGCGTTGAATGTACTTCCGCTTAGATTATCTACTTGCTTTGGAACTGTAAACGAGTGAATTGGCGCCATTGCTTCCGGCATATACCCTTCAAAGTCAAGAAGCCGGAAAGGTGCATTGCTTCCTCCTTGTGGCGGTGAATACTTATATCCATTTGAACCGTCAGAGGTCATTTTACTTACTATATCCTTATAAGTACCAGCCTGCGCACCGCTTGTATCAATACCACAATTCCCATTACTACTTTTCCACCAATTTGAGTTTGTAAGATTAATATTTTCTGATGGGTATATTACGGGCTTATACTTTGCCCACATATTTGTTTTACCATGAGTATTCTTGCACAAATAACCTAAATCATAACTTGATACACCCAATGCTGTGCGGACATCATCAATACTGACGGGTGCTACGATTTTCCCACTTGATATTGGCATAAATAAACTATTTAGTTCTTGGAGAACTTGGTAACTTGCATTTGTGGATAATTATGTTTACCTTTGTGTAAAAGTTTAAGATACAATGTATTATAAAGAATGATATGAAAAAGAAAATGAGAGTTGTTAACGGCTTCAATGCTGCTATGGGTAGCACAAAGCCATGTTTCTTACCAAGTTCTCCAAGAACTTAATACTTGCGATATGTCAAATAGCGGAGGAAAGATTACAGCACCAGTAAGCATAGAAGATGTGCGTACTGTTTTAGGCGTTTCAAGCTATGACTTGGGTACACTGTGCAAAAACAGCAACGGTAAAATAAACAAATGGTCTAAATATAAACCAGTTAGACAGCCGTTTGTGGTTGCTCCCAACAGTAATTGGTACAAGGCAAATGATGGCTTCTGTGGACTTAAAGTAGGATGGTCTACTGCCGGAGATAGCAGTCTGACAAATTTAGTCAATGCCTACAAGCAAGGCACATGGGACTATTTACCTCCTACGGGTGGAGATAGTCAGCCATTTAGATTGCTTGACTTTGAAGGCTATGACCACAACGCTGGACCTTTTGTAAGCAGTAAAATGAAGAAAGGAACTGAACTGAAAGTCAACACAATGGCAAGCAACGCTCTAACATTGGCTGTAACTTACAACAGTTCATCCACATCATTACAGATAACGGACTTTGTAAATACATGGAGCAGTAGCACAACTCAGTCAAGAGGAGGTTTGTATATTCAAGCCTATAACCAGGGCTATGGTGTTCAGAAGGGATGGCAGAATGTTTCGCCATATTATATGATAATGGTAAAGAGATAATGGATATGGGAAAGAAAGTAGATTTATTAATTAAAGGTAACTTATTGGTTATCAATAATATAACTGGGGGGATTTTTAGTACCTCACTTGAACAGTTAGAAGAACATTTTAATGTTAGTGAAGCAGCGATAATTGAAGGGGACTTGAATGTAGAATCTTTCGATTGTCGCTCTTTGTGTGTGGTTGTGCTTGGTGCAGTAGTTGCGAAAGGAGGTAACTATGTCAGTTAATAGTGGAAGATTAATAGCTCCATTAAATATTGGAGTAGATATACCAGCAGCAATAGGTTATTCAAGTACCGATTTAGGAACATTATGTAAAGCAGATTCTATTAATAAATTTGCAAAGTACAAGCCAGTTAGATATGCTAAATTTAGCGAGTTAACTCCATTAGAAAGAAAATCTACAAATTATGGATTGTCTTGTTATGAAGTTTCAGCTTTAGTAACAGAAATGGTAAGTTCAATACCTACTACTGGAAAATGGGGATATACAAAACCTAATGAATATTATAGAGCAACTGACTTTTTAAATGAAGACTATCCTACTAATTTTGGATATAATCATTCAGCAAAAGCTCCTGCTTCTGGATTTAAAAATATAACTATTTATAGTGATGAAATAAATAGTTTGCCTACCTATACATTTAATGCTAAATTTGGAGATAGTTCTTGGGAAGGTATTGGAGATACTTCGGGAATAGAAATCCCATTAAATCAACTTACTATAATAAGTGGAATGCCAATTTCAAATGGTAATTGGAGATTTGGATTAGCAATATATTTTCCACATGAAAACGGAGGTTATATTGTTCAATATGCTTCACATGAGAAAGCTATTACCTCTTTAAGTTCTTCTGCTGATATTTCTAAAATGATTATTAATCTATCATTATCAGATAGAGTAAAACAGTATATAAAATCAGCTATTGATAAGAATGTAAAAACATTAGATGCTATTCCATTCATAGGCTATAATCTAACTTATGTAACTACTGACCCAGCAGGCAAATACTTCCGTTTCTTAGGAGGAGGAAGAGCTTTTTGTATGCCAGAAGGAGAGAAAATTACTATTAATATAAAAAATGCTTCCGAAGTTTATAATGTAAAAGTTATTGGTGGATATGTAATGTATTATAATATCGATGCAGGAAATAGAAATTTTGCATTGAATGAAGATGGAATAAGTATTTGGACTAAACCTAAGAATAGTTATTCTTGTGGTATGACTGTAATATTTAATTTTTCTTATAACTCTACTGGAAAATTATTAAATGCTTCTAATGTATATTTAGGATTAGAAACTGTTTATATTAATCAAGCTGGCTCTATTGAAATGATGAAAAATGGGACATGGACTGCTGTAACATCTGTTGCAAGTGCTGGAACTTATAGAATAACAGCAAGAGATAGCTATACGGGAGGAACAAGAACTGCTTTATCTACACTCTTAAATAATTTACCTTCTTATACTACTACTAATAATATTCAACCAGTATTAGGAATATGGGTTAGATTTGGAGTAAATGGGGTAAATGTTGATAAAAAAGGAGCTTCCATAACAGTTAGAATGTTAGACCCATAATAAATCTTGCTCATATCAATAAGTTTTCGTATATTTGCAATGGATATAGAACTTAACTTGATAGGTTACATGATTTTTTTATTCATTTTTAAAGCATCTGCTGCGAAGTAGGTGCTTTTTTATTAGTTAAAGATAGGTATTCTCGTCTATACGGTGCATAGTCAAAGTACCCATAATATAGTTCCTACCAGTAGGGCGATTAACTATTATAGTTGTAGGTTCATAAGAATCTAAACATACAAACTTACTTTCTGCACCAGCATATTCAGATTTGATAGTCACTTGATGACTTGTCATATAACTAATGAAGTTCTTGTGAACCGTACGAACATCAACCGTACTATCGTGGAAATCATCTATGATAAACGAAATCTCTACATCGGGATTTTCGTAGCACACTTTATCCGGTACGAAGACATCTTCCTTGTTGCTGTTAATCCAAGAAGCCGTATAGATATTCTTGGGTTCTCCTTGTGCAAGAAATCCGTCCATCTTCAATATACGAAGACCTTTCCATTTAACTGTGAAGTCGGTATAGTCTTCAATACCAGCTTTTACGAAATATATATTTGCTCCTAACATAATCAGAATGGCGTATAAGATAAATAATACACATCTCCTGCGTTGGTTATATAGAAATGTATATAATTAGCACCTAATGAGATATTCAATACTAAATAATCATTTTCCATATCCGGTATTCCCTCTGGTGCATCTTCTGCCTTCTCTATTGATTTAGACACGTAAACATTATAATATTTATTCGGATGCATCAAAGAAAAAGTCAAAAAATCTTTTTGATTTGCTATATGTTCATAAGCATTATCCAACAATGCAACAAATTCCGGGTCTTCTTTTGTAAATGGTGCTAAAGTTGGAACTAAGGGAGAAGAAGACAAGAATAAATTCATTATCTTTTCGGGCAATGGCTCTTGAACATTCTTTCCACCTTCTGCTTTATAGAACACTGTAGCTGCGCTCTTATCGCATAATATGTTTCTTGGTTGTTTCATAATCGTAAGTCTTTAGTGAACATTTTTACTTTACCATCATTCTCTAAAACCTTCACTTCACATTTGGGAGAATACATATAGACTACAACATTACTGTGTACGTCTACATAGTCAATAGTTAAAACACTTTCATCAAACAGATAAATACGTATGGTGTTAAATCCGTCCAATTCCAAGTGAACATTAGACTTATTGGATATATATATAGTTGGGCATTTAGTTTCTTGTACCGATATGCGGCTATCACATTGGACGAAGTGAGAAACGTCCTCTTTTAAGGTTATATAATCGTGATTATCTACCCACATAGAGTAAGTATAACCATCCACTTCATCTACATCGTTAAAAGTGTGCTTCCCGTTTATATAGTCAGCAAACTCCCTTTTTAAAAAGTCAACGGACATTCCCCAGCCTTCATACATTGAAGTTGCCATATATGGAATACTCTGTTGTTGCAAGGCAAGCTGCATAAGTTTCTCTCTATCCTCCTTGCAAGCTTTCCACTCCTTATTGTACTCGCTGCACAAGTCCCGTAACAAAGAGTTTTTGTAAAAGTATAGTAAGTTATGCTCCATCATTCTTCTTTATACGGTATTAATAATAGTGAGGGAGAAGTGCACCGTAACCACTTTCAACAAAGGAGCGACCTTTATCTATCTCCCTCACTACAAATATACTAATTAATCGGGTAATATCCTAACATTTACACCATTTCCTGCGGCAGTAGAAATATTTACCGTCCAAACTTGAATGGCTTGAAGTATCTGATAACTACTTCTCATTTGAAGCAACATCTGCGACATCGTGCCTGCATTGACATTAGTCATATCCCATATACCCTGCATGATGGTAGTTTGCTGGAATACTTGCTGGCTTACCATATTCATATAGGCTTCAATAGCCCCAGCAGTTTCTTCACTCACGGATTGTATTCCTTTCTGTAAGGAAGAAAGGGCTGCGTCTTTCACTCCACTACCGAACTCTATACCAAGCTGACCCATCAAGTTCTTTAAGTCCTCGTTTATCAAAGGAATTAACTCTTTACCTAAGTCAGCTATCTGTTTGGCTTCTTCGGTAGTGATACCTACACCGCCAGCAGAGTTTTCTTCGGTAAATCTCTTAACCATAGCAAACATACTTTTCAACCGTTCTCCGACAATCGTAGAAGCAAGCGACTTGACAATCATATTTGTTATTAAATCATCGAAGCTCTCCTCTAAATTTTCCATTGTATCAGCACCTTCTTTCCAAGCTGAAATCCAAGAATCGGCAAAGCTTTCTGCGGCAGATTTTACATCTGTACCGAGCAAAGTGTTTACTATATTAGTAGTAGCATCATCAATGGCATTCTGTAAGTCGGTAACTTGACCCTCTAATTCTATGATTTTGTCTTGGTCGCGGTTTTTCTTCTTCCGGCTCTTTTCAAGTTGAAGCTGACGCTGAACTTCTGCAAGCTGTGCCTTCTGATTTGCGATGGCGGCTTTCTGTGCTGCAATTTCAGCTTTACCCATCGACTTATCAACAGCACGTTCAAGATTCTTGTAAGCGTTCTCTAATTGCTTAACTCTTCTCTCGCTCTTTTCAACCTCTCTTGTGATTTTCTTGTTTCCGGCATTGAATATGGCTGATACTCCTTGCCAGATACCTCCTAATGTGTTGATTGTTCCACCTAATATATCTCCTCCTGCTATTTGAGCAATTCCTTGTGCAGCTTGTGAAGCACCTTGTATAGTTTCACCAATAGTAGATATAGTATCAGAAACTCCCTCGGAAAATCCCATCTGCTCAAAGATGTTTCCTATGGAACTAACGGACATACCCAACTGACTTACATATTCAACAGTACTTTCAAATGAACCGTCAAGTCCTTTAAAGTTATCCTTCAAATTCTCAACTTGGTCTGCAAGTAAAGCAAAAGGATTACGAGAATTTACTTCCGTCTTTAAAGCCTTAATACGTGCCATTAACTCTTTGTATTCATTAATTGGCATGTTGGCTCTATTAGCTACCGCAAACCTCTCTATCTCGTCAATCATATTATTCAAAGACACTGTACTGATTGCATTCAAGTCTTGGAATGACTTCTCCCAAGCATTAGAAGTATTCTTCCATTCCTCAAAAGCTATCTTAGTCTTTTCTTGTTCCGCACCAGTATCAACAGCAAGAGAGAGCTTTGGAGCTTTCTCGTTTATAAAGTTCTGTATCTCTTCAATCTCACTTTCTATCTCTGCTCTTACATCGGGACTTTCAGTCACAGACAACTGCAATTCCAGCTTTGCCAAATCAGAAGTTGCATCAGTAACTCTATTGGAGATAGAAGCTTGGTCTTCCAAACGTTTTCTTTCGACCTCTGCTATCTTATCCTCCATTTCAGCGTACTTATCTGCAATAGACTGGAAGTTCTTGAAATCATCCAATGCGGCTTGTTTGATAGTGTCGCTTAATCTTTTCTGAATATCTTCAATAGCTTTTGAAGCGTCACTCTCATTCTGAACCAAAGTATTAAGAGAACTTTTCCAACTGTCAACTCTTGTGTCGTTAGGGTTCTGATTGATTAAGTCTTGTAATTTCTGCTGTTCCTTTTGGACGGATGAAACTTTTTCCCTCAAACTATTCAATGTAGCATTAACATCAGCCTCCAACTGTTCAAGTGAAACTGGGTCATATTCAAACAAGCCAGCGAACAGTGAACCGAACTGCCCAGCGCCTTCAATATCCAATTCCAGTTCGTAGCCTTGGAACATTCCCTCAATCTTGCGTTTTGCCAAAGCAACACTTGCAGAATTTATAGAGATAGAATATTCAATCTCGCTCTGTGCCTTCTTCCCGGCAACCAACTGTTTAGCTTCTGGCGATTTGAGGGTTTCAGCTATCTTATTATAGAACTTTGGAGCACTACCTTTATCAAAGGTAATCAAGTCGTTAATATCAACACTGACACCCTTAAACGCATTGTCGAATAAGTCTTGGTAAGCTTCCTTCACTTTTTCGGTAGCATAGGTTATATTGCCAGTGTCTTTCACAAGCTGCAAGAACTTCTTCTGAATATCATCTACCAACTTAATCTGTTGTTTCAGCAAATCCATTTCCTCCTTTTTGGATTTATTCAAATCCTTTTGGGAAGTAAGATTTATCCTTAAAGAATTAGCAATCTCACGAACCATCTTAATTCGCTGTTGCGTCCATTCTTTTGATTCATCATCAACTAATAATCCCTCATTGATTAAGTCTTCTTGCTTCTTTAATTCCTTGTACTCTTTCTTTAGACGGTCTGTATAATCAAATATACCTTCGTCCTCTTTGAACTTAAAGATATTGCCTATCCTTTCATTTTTAGATGTAATATCATCTACAATAGCCTGCCATTTAGATAAGGCTTTTGTTTCATCGTCAGTAGGTTCTTTAAGCCCAGACAAGCTATCATTAGCTTTTTGAATGGAAGCGTTTATAGAAGTTAACTCTTTTTGCATTTTCTGCAAATTCTCAAATGCAGCTTTCTCTTCCTTTGCAGAAGCCGGACGAGTATAAATCTCACCAGCCATTCCAGCTACAACTTCAACAAGCCCTTTATTATATAATTGGGATTGTTTAGCTATATCTGTAATTAATTGGTCCCTTCTCTTTTCAAGTTCAGACAGTTGTTGCTCCGTACCTTTTATGTTAGACTGACTTAATGCTTCCGCAAATTCTCTTGCAGCTTTAGTATTAATACCTAATATCTTACCATATTCATTCATTTTTGAAATAATGGCAGGAGTAGTAGCATCTACCAACTTACTCATTACCTTATCTAATTGGTTATGAGCTTCTTTATTAGAATTTACAGCAGTTTCTAAATCTTTGTTGTTCTTTGCAGATTTTTCAGAAGAATCGGCATAGGCATCTATTGTTTCTTGGGTTGTACGTATTGTCTTTTGTAAATTGTCATATTGAGAAATAAGGTCTTCAACATTTGAAAGATTTTCAAAAGACTTCTTCAAATGTGTGCTTGCTTCGTCAAGTCCTTCTATTTGCTCCTCTACACTCTTAGCTTTAGGTAATAAGATAGCAAAAGTAGTTAATAAAGCTACAGCGCCAGCAGCTACAGCAGCGTATGGATTAGCAGCTACAAAAGCTAATGCCCTATTCAATACGCCTTGTGCTCTTGCAGCAGCAAGTGTAGCGGCAGCAGTCCCTTGTGTTGCCCTCGCTCTGGCTACTTCTGCAAGAGTTTGTTTAATCGTTAATCTTGTTCCGTTTAACGTTTCTATATTAGCTAAGGCTTGCATTGCCTTATAAGCTCCTATTGTCGATATGACTACAGTCAATGCAGAAGATACAGCTCGCCAATTTTCAAATAATTTCTGTACTACAGATATACTTCCCGTCAATATCCCTTGATGCTCCTTACCTATTTCATTTAACATAAAATCGTAAGCATCAGTCAAATTTGATAATTTACCAGCTAACGTTTCAGCCTGCTTAGCTTGAAAGTCGTAGAACATGCCACCTTCATCTGTATAACGGTTTAAGACTTTCATTACATCAGTGAAGGAAACCATCTTATTAGACATTCTATCCATGACATCACCTACTGAAACAATTCTTTGTTCCTGCTCAGTGTACATCTTGGCAAGTTCAGAAGTTATAGAAAGACCAGCATTGGCAAAGTCACGAGCATCCCTTGCTGTAAGTACAGTCTGTGCCCTAATCTGACCTAAGTTGTAAGTCAAACGTTCCATTGGTACACCAAGAGCGGCACTAATATCTGCAATACGTTTTGAAACATCTACAAGTTCTTCTGCTTCAAAGTTATAGGCAGCAAGCATTTTTGTTGTACTTGCCAAGTCTATTACGGTAAATGGAGATTTAAGAGCTAAAGTCTGTTGTTCCCGGAATATCTGAGAAGCTTTTTCAAAGTCATTAAGTACAGCACCGATTGAACGTTCAAGCAATTCATACTGACCTCTAACGTCCATAAGACTTTTTACAAATCCCGTGATAGCTCCTAAACCAGCATAGAAGAGAATTCTTTTACCTAAGTCCTTGAAGGATTCCATCAATCCGCTATTTACCTTTTGAAGCTGAACACCAGAGGAGATAGCATCAGCATTTGCTTTTTTCAAACTTGCCATTTCCTTATTTACAGTAGCAAGTTTTGCAGCATAATTAGCATCATCTGTGGAGAGATTACGTTGTACAATCTGCAAGGCTTTCAGCTTTTCAATTCTTTCTTGGATTGACTTATTGCCCATAGCCATAGCCTTTTCGTAGCTTTGACCTCCTTGTGATATTCTACTCTTCTCCTCCTCTCTTGCTATTCTTGCTGCTAAGTTGGCAGTCTGCTGACGGAGCAATATTTCTCTTTGAAGCAGCTTCTCCCTTTGAGCAACATGAACATTAATCCTTGCCTCTTGCACATCAGTTTTTACAGTAGCCAATTGCTCCATATTATTCTTAATACGGGTAGTGTTCCCTTGTATCTTAGAGAATACTTCTCGTAAATTATTGGCGACTTGCAAGGCTTGGTTCATAGAATTAACGTCTACAGATACATTCGTAGTAGCAGCTTGCGTGGCAGCAGTATTACCTTGTGCAATATTAGTTGCGCCCAAACTTTTAAGCTTAGCTTCCAACTCGGAAATCTTTGTTTCCAAAGGACGGATTTGCTGGTTAAAGCCATCAACTAAGCCCTTACCAATATTCTTACCCAATTGGTCGGCAAAGCCCTCCACACTCGCCAACTTGCCTTCCAACTTGTTGGTGAAATCTTCCAGACGCTTTTCCGTCTTCTTTAGAGTTTCATCAATGCTTGATAACAAGTCCTTATCAGACATTGAAGCACTAATAACTACGTCTTTATTGTCTGCCATCGCTGCTACTTTTTACTTGATTCTTGGTATAGTATCTAACACACTACGTTTAGGTGCTTGCAACTCACTTCTATCACTTTTACGTCGTTTCCAAAACTTCTCCCATATTTCCTTATCTTTGCCACGCAAATACTTGATATGGGTGCTGTCTACTGTCAAGAAAAGAACTTGTGCCATAGACAATCTATAAAGATAATCATCATACGTAAACTGCGGAAAGCTACGTATGAAATCACCTAAATCTCCGATTTGGCTTGCCGCCATAATGTTAATTGTTCCGCTACCGTCTTCCTCATATTCGTCTGCGAAACCATAAGAGCCTTCCCCGATATGAGCACCGTAAAAACCGGTGATAAGTCGATGCTGTTTATTGCTTCAATAATGATTGCCGCCCATTGAGCAGGCTCAAATACGGAGTTGAGAATACGAGCCTTCATAAAAGCTATCAGTTTGTCATTTCTGCTCATAACTTCTATCGCACTCGCATAATCGGTTATATCATCTGGTGAGAAGAGGTGATTAACAAGAATGATTGCTACAATCTCGGAACTTACGTCCAAGTCTGTACATAGAGCGTACATCATGCTCTTATCATCCTTAATATCCTCTTCCTTTTGTAATTTCAACGCTAATTGGAAAATACGCTGGTATGAGTATGCCCTCAACCGATGCACCTTATACTGCTTATCTCCTAACTTGACAAGCGTAGGATTGTCAGTCATAATCTCTGATATTTCCCTCTTTAGCTCGTCCGGTATAATTAAATCCTTTTCTTCCATTATCATTTGTGTATTAAAGAAAAAAGGACAGCAGCAAACAAGCCACTGCCCTTTCTCTTGATTTATAATGGGTCTTAGCCTCCAACAGAAGGTTTAGCCATCTTCATCTCAACCGTTTTGCCATCATTGTCAACTAAAGCAGTGATAGCGATGTGCAGTTTCAACGGGGCAGTCTTCAAATCAGTACCATCCCAATTGGTAGCGACCTTACCTTTGTAAATAACAATGTAGTCAATACCATTGTAGAACTCCAACTTGAACTGCTTGTAAACGTTGGTGAATGAAGAAGGCATTGTGTACAAGCCAGTAGCAGCGGTAAACTTACCGCCTTCCATAGCGGCAATCTCTTCCGGTTTGTACTTAACCAAGTCAAATTCAATCTTGTAAGAACCAAGTGTACCCACGCTATCAAGCGGAGTATCATAGAACTCACCGTTAATAGCACTTTCACTTGCGGTTTCTTGACTGATAGACAAACCTTCCAACACACCCATAAGAGGAGTATGAGAAGCTTCTGCACCAGCCCCGACTTCCGCGTAGCCTAAAGACTTACATTTGTAAGTCAACAAATCTTGTGTAACCATCTCGTCTAATGTAGCCATCTCGTCTAATTATTAAATAGTTATTTTATATTGATTATAAATGATTTAATATACATGAAGAACAGATTGTCGCTCTCATTATATATATCATCAGTTGACAATATACCGTCAGTTGAGATGTCGTATTTTTCTCCGGCTTTCTCAACTTCTGCATTTACAATGTCGGATATACTTGTTTCATACTTTTCCAGCAAGGTGGTATCAAGCCGACCTCTTGTCTTGGGAGGAATATACATCTCAACTGTCACGCGAACGCTCGCAAGAGCATTCAAGTTGAACTGGCTCTTATCCTTAATTTCTCCCAGACGGATAACCATGAAACCGCTAGCATTTATCTCCTCCTCCAACTTGGTAGGCATTTCCATCGGATAGATGTACTTTGTAACCTTATCTATGAAGAGAGAATAAACATATTGGTATATCGGCATTCGCCTTGCATCAATCACGCTCATGGGATTTGTTTACAAGGATATTCATATATTCTTGATGGTGTCCCCACTACACCTCTATTGATTACTTGATATAATCTTTCACCAATTACTTTTTCTTGAAACGGAACGCTCATATCCCTATTGTTTTAACAGTTGCCTTCCCTGCAAAATCTTCCTTAATATCGTCATATATGGTTGATAACACCTCAAACCTTCGTCTTGGATTTCCGGCATTTCCTCCTTCCAATATAGGAGCATAAGGCACTGTTGCTGCCAGCACCAAATCCCATCCTATATAAGTGGCAGGAGTATAGTTTGCCAAGAACTCGTCAGCAAGTTTTCTTCCATCTATCAGCTTGCCATGATACTTTGAGTTGTTAGTTGCCATCTGATACGGATATAAGTAGCCGCTCCCCTGCAAATTGCCTTGATAGAACACAGCCCAAATATAACTATCAGCCAAGTTGTAAGTCTGGTCGGTAAATCCGCTTTCAGAATATGCTTTCTTCAACAATTCGGGCGCATAGGCTATTAGTCGCTGGGTTTGCTCGCCAGCAAGTCTGTCAAACAGTTCTTGCCGAACCCTTTTCAAACCACTCAAATCAACTTTTACTTTTATCGCCATCCGCCTTTTCTATTTGCATATATAGTTATAGCACCTAACATCGAAGGTGTGCTGTTATCAACTTGCATCTTAATTTGCTCTCCCATAACATCACATTCTATCCAATCCTCATTACGTACTGGATTGATGTACTTCCCGTCCTCTCCTTTTATCAAAGGAATAGAAACAACGTAGTCGCTTGTTTGAGCGGTCGAACCGGATTCAGCAACAGAAAGATTCACGTCCATTACTCCTTCGTAGACGGTATCTTCTTCATCGTCGCCCATAGAACTTTCGATGATTCTGTATATACGTCCCGAAAAAGGAAATTCTTCTATGTCACTGAATGAAATCATATCACATCTATAATTTTCAAGAGTTTAATCTTTGGACGAGCAGAGATAAGAACCTCGTAATTAGGGTCATTGTATCTCTTATATATGCCCAAAGCATAACTTATTTTATTACTCTGATAGATGTCCGTCTCTGACCCAACTGTACGCTGGAAGTTATTATGAGAGGCAGATTGAGATGCTGTACTTGAAGGGCTTAACAACACTGCGGTAAATATTATATCGGCAGTCATTAAATCCTTTTGCTCTTGGGTCAACGTCATAGCATCCTCGTTTACATCTGTGATGCCGCGGTCAAGAGCAATTCTCATAAATGTATTCTCCTCAAACGAATACCGACAAGATGAAGAAAGCCATTCAAGTATAGTCATATATAACCCTCCAAGTTTAAGAATCAGCAGTCAAAGTATCAACAACAATGTGTTCCATAAACTCGGTCAACACTGGCATATAACGACCGATAGCATCAGTATGATATGCCTTGTAGATACCGTTAGGAACTACCTTGTTGATAATATAAAACAAGTCATTCTGTGCAGAAGCGATTGAATAGTCAATCGTATTGTTTGCTTCACGCTGCAACAAGATAACATCGGCAACATCAGAGTGAACAACACGACCAGCAAAGCCAATAGGACGCAGAACTGCTACGCCAGCCTTCCATCCTTGTACAGTCTTAATCGTTTTGATGTCTTGTACCACTTGTTCCTCTTTCACAATGCGGATAGGAGAAATCTTAGATACAGAAGAACGAGAATACTGAATAAGCTGCTCCCAAGAAATGATGTTAGTATCAATGCCAGAAGCACCATTAGTAACAACAATAACCTTATCGGGCGCATACAAGCGAATCCAACGGTTAACTTCTTCCTTGAAGTATTTGTTGTTCAGCAAGTGAGTGATAACCATGTCATACGGCAAATCCCATTCCATTGTACCAGTAAATCCAGTACGGTCACGGAAATCTTTCTCAATCTTTGCCATTTGTTCCGGAATGTTAGCTTCTGCGTTCGTCCATACTTCCTTACCAGCCTTAACAAAGTTTTCAGTAGGCACATACTTCGGGAACTCATGTACGACACCGGACATACCACGAGAATCAGCATTGCTGTACTGACCTCCCTTAGACAAAGCTTGTGCGGCAATGTTAGAAAGACGGTAGTTGTGTGTCTTAATCAAGTCAGCAACACCACGTACATAACCTTCCAACAAAGTAGCATTAGCTTCACCAAGTTCATTCAAGCGTGCTTTCAATTCCTCTTTTGAAAGAGAAGTTTCAAACAAGCCTTTACCGAACTGAGGGATAGTACCAGTTCTCTGTTCCCAGCCTTCGTTATCCATCTGAGCAACTTCACTCAACGGTGTCATTGCATCAGCCATCGGAACGGGACGGCGAGTAACATTATAGATAGTATAAGCAGGGTCAAGCTTCGGGCGGCTCATGTCAATAGGGTACTTGCCACCATCAACAGTAAAGTGTTCCTGCCAGAAGAACTGGTTTGCATCCATGACGATTTTCTCGTCAATGAGCGTCTGAATAAATGCGCTCGTACCGTCAGGGTTTACCAAGCCTCTTTGATAGAGTTGGCTTACTAACTCGTCGGGATTAAATTGATATTTATATGCGTTTGCCATAATTCTACTCCTTTCCTTTAGATTTCAAATACACCTTCGATGTAGTTGCGGTTCTTAGCCAATACATACTTCGGAAGCGGTTGCATACGTTCAACAAATGCACGCTTGCCATAAACAGTGTTGATGTTGTGCTGAACATCTGTAACTCCCCAGCGACCATCAGTCGGAGCGAACTGTGTATCTACTTCGATGAAGGTATTCGGGTTTTTAACCAACACAGTAGCGTCGGCAGCAGCAGCAGTTGCAACGTCACCATTGCTATCAGCAGCTTCAACCAAAATATCATCAGTAGTCAGAGCACCGATTGCAGTGTCAACAGTAAGAATAAACTGCTTGTTCTCTTCATCGAACTCAACAGATGTAACCTTACCAGACTGTCCCGCAGTTTCAACTGTATCGGGAGCTTTCATAAGTACATTGCCTACTTCGGGAATGTGAGAATAGCCAGAACCATCTACATACAGAGTAGTGTCTGTGTCAGCAGCAGTAGCCTTTGCCACCTTAAACGTTTTCAGAAGGAAACCCGGTTTCCACAATCTGTATTCGTACAAGTCAGCCGCAAAAGCATAGCCAAAACCCTTATACGGGTTTGCAATGGTAGAGCCATAGAGAACATTGGAACGTTCCTCGTGATTGGCGTCCTTCCACCATACGAACTTGCCACCTCTAAATTGTTTAGCGGAAGCAAAAAAGGTTTCTAAATTAAATTGTGCCATTTTTTTAATATTTAAAGTTTGACGGGTTTTATGGCAGCAAGGTAGTCTTCCATTGTTGTTTTCTTTCCGTCCGGAGATAATGGTGTAATATCACCAATAGAGCTTCTGAATATATCTTGATAATCTTTCAGCAGTCTTTCTGCCTCGGCATTAACATCAGCATCAATTGCGATATTCTGCTTACCAAGATAGTTACGAAAAGATTCATGTAAATCTTCCCTCACCTTAGACTTGGCTGTATCGTATATCTGATTGCGAACAGACTTCGTTTTCTCTTGCAATTCAAACTTTTCCAGCCTATCAAGTTTCTCTTTGTACTCGGCAGGCAACTCAAATTTCGGAGGCTTTTGATTGCCTTCTCCATCATCATTACCTTTTTCAGCCTTTTTCTTCCATTCTTCAATCTGAGATTTATATTCAGCTTCCTTAGCTTCAAATCCCTTAGTCGCTTCTGAGAATGCGTTCTTTCTTGCATGTCCGCTACTTTCAACTGAAATATTCAATGCGGCTACTAAGCCAGCATCTTCAATCGGAGCATCCTTGTAAGCTTCTGCAAATTTCTCAGAGAACTTATCTCTGAATGTTTCACTCAAATCAAAATTACGTTCTTCGCAAATCTGATTAACTTTAGATAAAACTTCTTCTTTTTGTGCCATTGTTCGTCAATGATTTTATTATTTTGAACAAAAATAAATAGTTTTTTCATTACTCATACTGTGGTTATCGAAAAAGTAGCATATTTATTTTAAGGTATGTAGCTTGTTTTTCGATAAGTGGCATATATCGAAGCTTAGATTGCGTATTTTTGTAGAAAAATAAAGAACCATTATGAGCGAGAAAATACAGAAAGACAAAATTGTTAGTCCATTGCCGGGTTGCCAATATGAAGCCATCCGAAGCAATGCTGACTATGTTGTGCTTACTGGTAGTGGTGGTGGAGGAAAATCATTTACATTAGGTTATGCTCCAATTTCATATCTATATGAAAACCAAGGGGCAAAAGCTGTATGGTTCATGCGTAATGTTGGTGACTTTTTTGACGCTGGTAAAGTAGTGGATGGTCTTAAAGAAATATATCCGCTTATTGATAGACGTTTCAGAATACAACCAAGAGAACCTATTGGAGAAGTCATTAAGGTTCAAGATGATATGGGTGTGAAGTTTTTCAATAGCTCTGAAATTAAATTCCAGCAGTTAAATAATGAAAGTCCTACTGTAATAGATAAGATATTCAAAGGATTACAATTCAAGAAGGCTATCTTTGAGGAATGCAATAAATTTGAATGGAGGACTATTTCTACTTGTCAAACCCGTCTGCGTGCAAACACTAAGGGTAAAGCTCAAATATATCTTGCTCAAAATCCGGAACGTGAATGCTTCATACGTAAGCTATGTGGCTGTGGCAAGAATGGTGGTGGATGGATTGGAGATGATGGAAAACCCATTAAAGAAATGAATGGAGTTGTTCGGTTCTTCCACATTGTAAAGGGTAACTTGGATGAAGTCTATTGGGGAAATACTAAGGAAGAGGTTTATTCTAAATGCAAAGACATTATAGATAACCTTTTGCAGATTGACCCGGATATGTCTTATGAGGACTTTATTATGAGCATGGTATTCTTTACTTTTGATGTAAGAGATAACCAAGCCATGCTTAAAGCAAACAAGGGGTATCGTGCTATGGCTGCAACATCTGTGCTTGCAGATTCAATGTATGAACCTAATTGGAATTTCTCTATACAAGACGAAAAAGAAGAAGAGGAGGATAATCTTTCCGAAGTGACAGAGGATGATATTCTCAACATGTTTACTCATGTTTCTCCATGTAAGTGTAAGAAGGAACGTATTACCGTGGATATGGCAACTACTGGGGAGGATAACTTTGTAATGAAGCATTGGGTAGGTTTCCATTGTGACGATATACAATATTGCATGAAAAACTCTAATCTTGAAGCTGTAAAGATGATTAAGCAGTTTATGGTTAAGCATGGATTGACTGATAAAGAGCTAATCATTGATGTGCAAGGTAACGGTTTCTTAAAAGAGATTTTCAATCTTGTATCAGCAAATGGTGGAGGTGTCGCATTCTCCGGAGCGATTGCCGCAACTGCTAAGGGAAAGAAACTGTATGAAAGGTTTAAAGATGAAGCTGCACACCTTGCTACCCAAATGATAAAGGCTGGATTGATAACCTATGACAGACAGCTTGCTAAAATGAGATATACACATCAGAAGCTAAAGCGTAAAGGCTCTACTACTGTCTTAAAGCAAATGCAATTTGAGAGTAGAATATTCAAATTTAAACGCTTGCCTTCGGGAAGAATACAGTTTGAAGGAAAGAAGGAACAACATGCTCTGATAAAAGGCTTTTCTCCCGACCTTACAGACAATATCATTATGCTTTGTGGGGGATTGTGTTATGACTGTTATAGGGAATTGGCTGGTGCTACTGGTGGAGAATTGAGAAGGAAATTATCTCTTGAAGATATAATGAACCAAGTAAATGGTACTGCACAACCAACAAGGGAGAGAGGAAAGATTACTAATTCAGATAAGATATTGAAAATTTTAAGCTGCATATAAAAATGATAACGAGAAAAAACATTGATTGGTATTTGTCAGAACCAACGCGGCTGTTATTGAAGAAGCCTTTTACAAGAGGTGGAAAATTTCAGTCGTGTAAAACTTATATTGGTGATGTTACACTTAACCAAAAATCAACTGCCCAGTTGAGCGACTTGACATTGCAAGAGGTTTCACAAGACCTCTATCTGAGAGAGTACGACCCTTCTCTACACAATATAAAGTATAATAATTCAATTCCTAAGATTGCAGTCAGAGTTGGAGATACTGATATAGTCATAGATGAACTTGTGCTGACAGTTTCTTTGCAAAAGAATATTCATGCGGCACATGTTCTTCATCTCACTGCTAATCCTATTTCTTTTACTCTCTGTAATATAGAGAAGAACGATACCATCAGTAAGAAGTTTCAGAACTTCAAGCTGGAATGGAACATGAGGAATATGGAGCAAATCAAGTACGAACTAATATCCAAGCAGAAGAAGGTTGGCGATGCTGGCGTACTATTCAAATTTGACCCTATAAAGAAAAAGGGAACAGTTAAAGTCTATTCCTATGATGATGGATATTCTGTCATACCCAACTACAATGAATATGGAGAAGAAATTTCACGCTCCTTATTTTATAAGATAGATGATTTGACAGAAGTCATTGATACATTCGATGATAAGTACCTTTATCGTTCAATACGAAGCAAAGAAGGAGAACCTACCAATAATGGATGGGTTACTGAAAGGATTCTTCATGGGTTTAGCCGTAATCCTCTTGTCTACCATAGAGGCAAAGTAGCTTGGGAATATTCTCAAAGTATAATTGAGATAATTGAATTGCTTACAAATATACATGCTGTGACATTAAAGCGGTTTGGTACTTGGGGATTAGTCTTAAAAGGGGAAATGAATGAAGACAGTTTCAAGCGAGATAACGGCACATTAGTTATCAATCTCCCGGCAGACGAAGGTTCAAGCTACAAGACAGAAGCAAAGACTTTGGAGTTCCCAGAGCCGGAAAGTATGATTGCTTATCTGGAATATTTGCTGGAACAAGTTTCAATTGCTTCATCTGTCAGCTTTATCACTCCAAAGGATATCACTAATACTGGAAGCGGTGGCAACGGTATTGCATTGTCTATGCGTAATGATATTGCACTGGCTACTCAAAGTGTTGCCGATTGGTCTGATTCTATCAATGAGATAACCTATCTCTTCCAAGAGATGTTAGGATTGGAAGAAGACCAGACTAATGCTTATACAGATTTGAAGATTAAAGCCAAGCTGAATATTTGGAGCATGGAAACCAACAATACTAAGATTACCAACTTAGCTATGGAATCTAAATGGATTTCCCGACAAACATTGATTGAAGAATCTCCGTCTTCTGCACCGGATGAACTTGACCGAGTAGAAAGAGAGAAGAAGCAAGAAGAAGAAGATGCTATCAAGCAAGCTGAAAAAGCTGAACGGATAAGCAAGAACAACAATACAGAGATTATCGAAACTCCTAATAAAACTACTTACAGTAGCAACGTTTAAAATAATAATATCATGGATTGGACGCAGATTTTAGTATCAATACTTGGAGGAGGAGGTTTCTTAGGTGGAATAGTTTCACTTGTAAACATGAAACCTTCTCGCAAGAAAGCGATGGCAGAGGCGCGGACAGTTGAGATTACGAACCTTGAAAAGTCAATATCAATAATGGAGAAAAGCTACAGTAACATACAGACGTATGTGAACAAGGAAGTAACCCGTATTGAAAACGACCTTTCAGAACTGAAAAAAAAGTATGAAGAAAAAGTTATCTCTATACGGCAAGCATACATTTGCAAAGTACCAAGCGAAGAATGTCCGGTGCTGTTAAAGCAAGCAAAGTTTGATATGGCACATGAATGTGAAGAATGTAGAGGCTGTGAAAAGAATGAAAAGAAGGAGGACTGATTATGAATATAAAGAACTATTTCAATATCAAAGAGCTTGTTTGCAAGCATGTATATAACAAGTTTGGAGAAATGGCGTGGACGTTTTTTGACCCACGGCTGCTTGAAACAATGTGTGTCATACGAGAAAAGCTTGGCAAGCCTATAACTGTCAATACTTGGCATTCGGGAGGAAGTCTGACACAAAGAGGACTGCGCTGTAATGTGTGCCAATTAGTAGCTGAAAAGACACGATTGGAAAAGGTGTATGTGTCTGCACATCTACAAGGAACTGCGCTGGACTTTGATGTGAAGGGAATGACCGCTTTGGAAGTTCGTAATTGGATTAAGGCAAATCAGATACTTCTTCCTTATCCGGTACGCTTGGAACAAGATGTCACTTGGGTACACTTAGATGTACGTACTGATGGAAGTAATGGCAAAGTAACCTATTTCAAAGGATGAAAAAGGTTCTTCTCCTAATAATCCTTTTGCCTCTTTTGTTTTCATGCCGAACTGCAAAAGACTTGGAGAAAAATACAGAAATAAAAGAGATTATCAAAGAACGGCATGACACTTTAACAGTACACACAAGAGATAGTATCTATTTTTCTGTTATTCAAAAAGGCGATACTGTTTTTAATACTAAGTATATTGAAAAAATCAAGTACATAGACAGAACAGTCATACAGAACGATACTATATATCAAGAGAAAGAAGTCATTAAGGAGAAAGAAGTCATTAAGAAGCATGTTCCATCATGGTGCTGGTGGCTTTTACTAATTAATGCAACAATCATAGGAATAATCGGAATTAAATACTACGTAAAATGGCGAACGAAGTAAACCCTATACTGAATATATACAATGAAGATGGCACTCCCTTCCACGACATCAGTTTGAGAAAACACACTTTCTCAACTATTGTTATGTCGTTAAATGACAAGATAGAAGGAGAGTTTTATTATAAAGACAATTCACTTTCGTTTACTCTGCAAGAATATGTAGAGTATAAAGGAATAAAGTACATTCTTAAAAATCCTCCCGTAGTTGTTAGAAAAGGAATGACTTCGGAAAACAGCGAGGCAAAGGGAATGACTAAATATAGTTGTACTTTCTACCATGAAATGATTGAATTGTACAACATTCCCTTTACTGACATTGCTATTAGTAGCAGTGAGGAAAGTTATCGTAGCGAAAAACGGACTTTCTCGTGGATTGGTACATTAAGCATGTTCGTTCAAAAAATCAACTCATGTCTTGTCGGAACTAAATGGACTTGCAAGTTACAGCCAACATTTGTAGATGATGGGACAATGAGTGATGTGTTATCATTCAGTAATCAATTTATTTCAGACGTTTGCAAGACTGCATACGAAACATGGAAAGTTCCATTTGTAGTTGATGGATATACTATTTGGTTTGGCAAGCCATCTAAGGAAATACTTGACAATGAAAACAAGCCATACATATTCAAATTCGGACAAGGTGTAGGACTGAAAAACAACGATTGCACACCAAAGAATAATAAGGTCATTACTCGTATTGCTGGATATGGTAGCAACATTAATATTCCGTATGGCTATCCTATAATTACAGATGCAGACGGAAATCGCATTGAGCACCCATATACTCGTGACACGTTAATGCCATCAGTATATGTAGAGGCTGTTAGAAATAAAGTCTTGTTTGGTTCTAAAGACCCTCTTATTGACTACTATGACGCAGATAGCAGCTATCCTACTCCTATCAATCCTCTTGCACCAGTATTCCATATCCAAGAATTTTCCAGCATACAACCTACTATTAAAGGTATGACATACAAGGGACAAGCTATTGACTTGTTCAAAGAAGTAATAGTACCGGAAGGTGGCTGGGATGATTATATTGACCCCGAAACGGGAGAGGTTAGACAGTCGTATTTTGATGTGACGCTTTATCCTCTTGGCTTTGACTTATATGCACAAGCAGCAGTTACAAGTGGAATGACCTTCTCCATGAAGTCCGGTGACACATTAGGAGCTAACTACGAGGTAGCAGTAGATTGGGAAGATGTAAAAAAGAACTTCTATGTAACTGATGAAGCTGGAAACATTGTATTCAAACCAAATGGAGAACAGAGGGACTATGCTAAATATCCAGACAGTACAGACCAAGCTATTACTATTAAACTGACAAAGGACTTAGATACATTTGGTACGATAATGCCAAGCAAGTTCCAGCAAGTTAAAACTGGCGACAAGTTTGTCATATTGCACATTGAAATGCCACAAGCATATATAGACAAGGCACAAGAACGTTTGGACGTTGCCATGAAAAGATATATGCTTGAAAATAATATGCCTTTGTATGACTATCCTTTGAGCTTCGACGAACACTTCTTGGAAACAAACCAAGCAATTCTTGCGCAGATTAAGCCTAATACTATTGTCAGATTCTTGTATAAAGACAATGAGGACGCTATGGAATTATCCGTAAAGGAAATGTCAATCCAATATGGTACAAATCCCCTTCCTACTTATAATATTACCTTAACGGACGAAGTGTCTATTGTACTGAATCAGATAGGACAGATAGCTGATGGACTTAGCAAGTTAGGAAGCCAAGTAGCACAGTTACAAGCTATTTATGGACTTGACATTGTAGGCGAACTGAACAAAAAACTCAGCAGAGTTAAAGATGATACCGCACAAGGAATGATAACTTTCTTGCGTGGATTGAAAGTCGGTAGCTATGTGACCGGAAGTACGGGCGGTATATTCTATGCAGATACAGACGGAAAATCACATGCAGAGCTTGATTATCTGACAGTAAGAATGAAAGCCATGTTCTATGCTTTGGAGATTATCAAGACCGGAGTTATCGGAGGTCGCCAAATGATTACTCCCGGTGGTGCAATCGAATGTATCAAGATAGAAGATAGAAATGATATACTTGACGAAGAAGGTAACAAGACTGGCGAGAATGTTTGGGACTATTGGAGATGTTACTTCTATCAAGATGATGGTACAGAAGCGTTAGATAATCGTTTCCGCGCTGGGGATATGGCTTTAGCACAAGACTTCAATATTAAGGAGGGAGTTTATGAGAATGTGTCAAATCATTACTTCTGGCGTTTAGTCGTAAACGTAGGAACTAATTACATTGACATCTCAAAAACTGATGCTGATGCAGCCAGTGATGCACCACGAGTAGGAGATACCATTTGCCAATTAGGTAATAAGACCTTTGTTGATGCAAATGGTGTTACTCATGTAGAGGACAAGACAAGACAGAATGCAATTATCTTTAGTGCAGTTGACACTTTCTCACCAAGTATGACTTTATATGCTGGCATAAACAGCTATTCATACCTCAACAAAGAGTATGTGTCCTATGGTGTTGATAAGACCACAAATCTCGCTTATATGAACGTCTATGGCAACTCTTATATCGGAGCAAGAGATAAGAGCAGCTATATGAAGTTTGATACGGTAACTGGTGTTGAGATAAAAGGTAAACTTGTAACTAAATCCGGCAAAGACGTTGAGGAAACATTCAACAGCTTTCAAGACCAGATAGATGGAGTAAAGGAAACTTGGTACGGAGAATATACACCAACTCTTACTAATCAGCCAGCAGTTGATTGGAACACAGAAGCTTTGAAAAAACGGCATGAAGGTGATGTATTTACCAATATCCAAGAATATGTCGATGATGAAACTACTCCCGATGCAGGCAAATCATGGAGATGGGTAAAGACGGGAGATACATGGGGATGGAAGCAGATTGCAGATAATGACACTTCAAAGGCTTATCTTGAAGCAGCTAAAGCGCAAAAGGCAGCAGAAGAAGCTAAGAAAGAAGCCAATGACGCAAAGCAGACTGTAACCAATATGAAAGACTTCACAGACGAAGCCTTTAAAGACGGTATTGTTGACAGACAAGAAGCTGCTGCGATTAAGAAATATTTGAACTCAATTAAATCAATACAGAAGAGCGTAGCTGAATCTTATTCTAAGGTTTATGGTAATCCTTTATTGTCCGGTACTGCTAAGGTAGAACTAAAAACCGCTTATGATGGATTTAATGTGGCAACTACCGAGCTTATTACTGCTATTGATGATGCCATAGCTGACGGAGTAGCTACCTCAACGGAAGTCGCTTTGGTAGATGGTAGGTACGACACCTTCAATACCAAATATGGAGATTTTATAGCTTATTTGAATGCAGCCAACAACTTTATCCAAGACAAAATAAACACTTCCGCAGAAGATGCGAAGAAAGCTGCGGAAGAGGCTCAAAAGGCGGCAGATGCAGCTAAAGCAGAAGCGGAAGCAGCTAAACAAAGATTGGATAAGTGGGCAGAAGATGGGGTTATATCTCCTACTGAAAAGCAATCAATCAAAGATGAAATAGTTCGTATAGACGCTGACAAGACAAATATTACAGCAGGATATACTTTGTATTCATTGGGTAGCCCTACGGGTTATCTGAATGCTCATAGCAATTATCGTGCAGTGTTGGTTACATTATCTGCTTCTACTCCCGAAAATATAACTATACCTTCTGACTTCGCTTCAAAGCAATCTGCATACTACAATCAAAGAACGGCAGCTTTGAATGCCATCAGTGACGCAGCTAAGGCAGCAGTAGATACCGTTAAAAAAGATTTGGCTGGTTATGAATATCTAAAGAAAGCGTGGAAAGAGAGTACCACAATCGAAGGTGGCGTTATTCAGAATGCGTTAAACATGCTGGGATATACTGACCCGGTAGCTGGATTTAAAGTAATGTCCGGTATGAATGGTGTCTATGATGCTACTAAGGTCGGTGGAGGTATTGCTTCTTGGTATGGAGGTTCTATGAAGGATAGAGCAGATTATACAGAAGCAAACATGCCATCAGATGTAGCAAAGGCTATCATTCGTATGGATGGCTCTGGCTACCTTGCAAGTGGTGCTGTATGGTGGGGGACTGATGGTGTTTTCCATGCTGACCCACAATCATTCATCATCAAAGAAAATCAGCTTGGCGACTATGTTTCTCTATTCCAGATTGTATATCGTTCTGGAACTCCGAAGACTATTAGCTACATGATACCACAATATCCAATGCAGAAATTGACAGTTTCCGACTACATCGAAATAGGAACAACTGGGTATCGCATTGGAGTGGATAGTGCCAATAATGCTATTAAAGTCTACAAAGAAGATGGCTCGGCTGTTAACTTCTACGCAAGCGGTGCTGTATCTGCAAAAGGTATCAGTTCCGGTAGTGGCGGTGGAGGAGGCGGTCTTATTGACACCGTTTATGGATATTCAAGTTTAGGTGGCACTTTTGCTGATTCAACATTATCAGACACCTTTAACGCATACACTA